ATAAAATAAATATTTTAATAATTATTTTAATAATATAATATATTAATATAACAATAATGTTTGATCCAATTAAAGTAATTTGGAAGTATAAAAATAACCATAGACGTATACAATATAATACATATATTTTTATAGGAAAACAATCAGATGATATTATAAAAATATTAAATAAAATTCATGATTTATCACTTTATGATTCATGGATTTCACTAAATAAATCAGAAATTAAAAAATTAGAAGAATTATACACAGAATTTTGGTATAAAAAATTTTTTAATATGTATCACATCAACTACACAATAAGTCTAATTAAAGATAGCGTATCTCAGAAAAAAGAGCTAACAGATAAATTTGGAGAAGCATGGATGACAAAACATATTGAACAATATCAATTAATTGAAATAAAACTATTATATTCATACGAATCTCTAATCAAAGATGAAAGATCACGTAAGAGTATGAAAAAAGGGAGAACAGCTGCAATTATCGAAGATGATGCTGATTTGGACTACACAACATATAAAAAAGATGATATTCATAAAATATTTGAAATAAAAAGCAAATTAAAAAGGTTAGATTATAATTCGTCAAGTTCTGAAAATAAAGAAGTGACATCAACATCAACAAGTTCATCAGAAAATACAATTACAGAAGGACAACAACCACTTTTATCGCCCTTTTCACTAATAAACCTACAACATGGAGGTGTTTCATCATGCTCTGGTTGTAAAAGATATTTTACTTGCAAAAAATGTGGAGAACAATTTAGATGTAATAATTGTAAAATATCAAAAGATGAACTTTATGAACCTAATAATTTATCATTTTGTAAAAAATGTGGTAAAACGTATGATGAACATTTTGAATTACCTCTCAAAGGTGGTCAGGATGATGATTATTATGATGAAACTTACGATGAAGAAGATGATGATTATGAAACTAATCATGGAAATGAGAGTTACGAAGAAAATGAAGAAGAAAATGAAGATTTCGAAAAATATGAAGACGATAAAAGAGATGATGAAAACGAATTTGATAATGGTATAAATGGACAAGTAGTTCCAACAGAACCTGATCGTGAGGATGAAGAAGATCCTAATCTTGATTTGCAAAATAAACTAAAAATTTTGAGAAAAGATAATAAATACGAATCAAAAATAATTGATGAGGATTTTAATATGCAAGAAATTGAAGAATTATATAAAGATGTAGATGTAATACCAGATGAAGAACTAAACAAAACATCAAAATTATTACAAAAAGCACTGAACGATGATCAATTACTTGAGAAAAAGATATCATCACTAATTGAATTTGATACATCAAAAGATAACAATATTTATGACGAAAATTTAAAAGATGTATTTAGAAAATTCTATGTAACAGAACAATATGTATTTAAGGATGATACAATAAAAACCATTAAAGATAAAATATGTTGTAGTATTAAAAATAATTCTAAATTTGATAAAAATTCATATTTAATACCATCAAGACAATACATGTGGTGCGAATATTTTTTTAATAATAAAGTCGAAAAAGTCATGATAGGACAAAAATGGATTAGGAGAAACGAACTATTAAATATTGATGTGGAACCCAATAATAATATTAGATTTTATGAAGAATTAAGAAATAATTTGAAATTATTGAGAGATAATATTAGACGTTATGGTAACAAAATCAAAAGAGAAGATGATGATACTAATATATTATTTGATTATATCAATTATATAACAAACAATGAAATTTATATGATTGATGTGTATAATGAACTAGGATTATCTTATAATCCAGATCAAGAAACATTAAAAAATTTATTTGACATATACATAAGATTATACTTTCCAAGAATAAAAAGTGATGATTTAAAATATATAATTGACTATCTAAATAATGAAAAAAAAGTTGAGAGTCAAAAGATAGTAACAGTTTTTGAAAACATAAATAATGATTTAATTTTAGTAAATGAGAGTATGAATATTGTTGAAAATATAAATCTTGATGAAAAACCACAATACAAATCTCTATTCAAAAATAACTATATAACTCTTTCTATTATTCATTTAAATTTACGTATCTTAGAAGGTAAAATAGATCTATATAGAATATTTAATGAATTTGAACCAAATGATACTTATCCGTTTTTACAATATCAAACAATTGATGGAACTATTTTTTTCAAATTCAAAGAAGATATTATTCAAAATTATCTCAAAAAGGGTGAAAATGTTGATGCTCTTGGTAAATGGTTTGAAAATTCTCCATATGGTATAAGTTTCAGAGTTAAAATTACTGAAAAGAAAATAGAAAAATTCACATCTATCAATCTTAATGAAAGTGGACGTGTAGAATACAAAACCCAATGGAAAGAGGAAGATTTAGCGACCTTAAATGACATCAAAAAAACTTATGAATATGTAAAAAATCTATTAAGAAAAATTAATCATGAAAAAAATAAAGTAAAAATTGATATACCAGATGATAGCGAATTTAAATATGCATTTATTAATACTATTCAAAAATTTGAATTACCAAATAATTTTTCCATTAATCACAATGATTTGTCAGAATTTGCACGTTATTTCTTCCCCTATGTTACTGTTGTAATTGATCCCAGAAAAAGACAAGCTAAAGTTTTAAAAGGTGCCGAAAAAAGTAAATTTGGTACATATTTAAGATATAAAAGAGTGTCAAAATATGAAAATCAACAACGTTTAGAACAAAGAATTATGTATTTTATGAGAAATTATGAATATCAAGTTCCTATTTTGGCAAATGAAATTAGTAAACAATTTAATATTACAGAAGAAAAGGCATTAGAAGAAATTGAAAGAGTTAGACTTAAATATCCAAATATTAAAAAATCAAGAAAATTTCTCAAAAAATTAGAAAATATTCCAAAATATAAACCACCGGGTATTGATGTTAATATTCAAGGAAAACAAAAAGATAAATATAAAATAAGAATATCAGGTGCAAGAGATAAACCACAATTAGATCGTATTATTGATTTTATGAACATTTTGATTTATTTATACACTGAAACTTATTTATATAAACGACCAGAAAGACAAATTCTAAAAGATAGACTTAAAGCAATTACAAATATCGCACGCAGAAGACATAAAGTTGAGGAAATTGTCGATTATAATAAAGAAGTTAAAACGGTTAAACAAATGACACAATTTGATAAAAAACGTATCGGATTTAAACCTAATAAAGGTCAAAATCAATGGACGAGATCATGTCAAAATAGTGGTAATGACAAAAAAAGACAACCACAACAATACAGCAATGTTAATATGGATGCATTACTCAAAAAAGGATACGTCTTAAATAAAAAAACTGGCATATACGAAAAAAGAATTTTAGTTAGAGATAAACACAAAAAGAAAATGAAAGAAGTTATTCTTAAAACTATTAAAGTTAAAGAATTAGATGATTTGGGAAATCCAACAAGTAATGATATATATTACGCATGTAATCCTGATGACAATGGCTCACATTTTTACGTTGGATTTTTGACTCGAAGTAGTAATCCTCATGGCTATTGTATGCCTTGTTGTTTTAAAAAGGATCCGGCATTATCCAAAAATGTCGAAAAACGAGAATACTATCAAAAATGTCTAGAACAAAATGGGACTGAGGATGTTTCAACACTTAAACTTACTAAAAAAACTGTTGGCGAGAGATTATATATATTGCAAGATACAAATAAAATTCAAGAAGGAAGATTTGGTTTTTTACCAAGACATTTAGATTCATATTTTAATGCAATGCTTGATAATCAGAAAAAAATAAAAAATCATTATTTGGTTAAAACAACTACTGGTTATTTTTTTAAATATGGGACAAGACAAGATGAATTTCAATTTCTTAATAGTATTTCTTCTGTCTTGGATTTATCAGTTGATGAAATTAAAAATAAAATAATAAAAACATTAGAAAATGATAAAAATGACTTATTATTTATTTCATTAAATAATGGAGACATTAAAACACAATATGGTACTAGAGAAAAATATATTGATTTTATTAAATATTCTACATTATTAGATTTTGATTTATTAAATGCCATATTATCAATTCCGGGAGTAATCGAAAAATATGGACTAAATATTATAGTTTTCCAAAAAAAAATAATTGTCATCAAAAGAACTTTAGAAAAAGAAAAAATTAAAGAGGATTTTAATTTATTATGTCAAAATATGGAGGATAATTATAACTTAATTAATCCTAGACGTAAAAATTTATTCTTACTAAAAGAAAACAGAAATTATTATCCCATTGTTAAAGTCTACAAAGAAAATGAATTAGTTAAAAATATTCATGTTGAAAAAACTTTTTTGTGGAAAAATGAAGAAAATAATATTGTTAATCATATCAAAGATTTTTATCAAAGAAATTGTTACAGTAGTTTTTTAGATGAAATCATCAAAAAAAACACACCAATTACTGCTCGTGAAACAACTCATATTTTAAATAGTATGACACTAATAGACAATAAAAATAATTTTAAACCACGATACCAAATAATTGACATTAGAAACAAATGTAAATACATAATTACAACTAATAATTTAATAATTCCTGTAAGACCTTCAGGTTCCCTATATGATTTACAAATAGTAAAAAATATTGACAGATTCACACATCCATTTGACGACACTCTCAAACTTGTAAATGAACTATATGCCAAATCAAATAAACAAATTCCTATCAAACCCAAAAGTGTCTATTTTGATCTTAAAAATGGAAATAAATACCAAATTGTTGCTATTGTCACCAAATCACTTGGTGTAATACCTGTAACTGCCGAATATATTAATTTTGACAAATTATCAGATCTTAAATTAACAATTGAAAACAAACCATTATATGACAAAATCGATAAGGAAATTGCCAAAGGAAGTGGTAATTATGTTATTGATGAACGTATCCGAAGTGTAAATTATGATAAATATTATAATGAAAGTTATGAATTATTTAGATTTGAATTTAGTGACTATATAACTAGACCAAATAATGTCACTTTAAAAGATAAAGTGAACCAAATTCTAACTTTACCAGACAAAAAAGAAAAATCAATTAAAATAAAATTATTAATTTACAAATTAATTGATAAGAGTCTATATCAAAAATACAAATCTTTAATAAATGTTGCAGCAACAAGTTTATCAGGTGGAAAATCATTCAATTACGAAAAAATATATGATGATTATAATGAAATTATGGATTTTAAAATGATTGGTCATTTTGACAAATTAATTTTTGGTGGACAAGATACTGATGAAGAAAAAAAAAACAAATTTGTTAAAATCATTAACAATGTTCCAAATTTAGATAAATATCAAGTTTTAAATGACAGAAATACTTGTAGAAGTTATGGCACACAAAATGAATGTAGTAAAAATGTACATTGTAGTTGGTCTCATAATGAATGTCAATTCTCATTAACAACTGATATGATTATCACATTTGTTAATAAAATTAGTGAGGAATTAGCGACCGGTGACCTTAAAGCACTGGAAATCATGAGAGTTGGCAATTATTTTGTTTCAGATATTGTTGATATGAATAAATTCAGTGAAATTCCAGGACAAAAAATAGTTCGTAGTAGTAGTAATACCATTAAAAAAGTTCTTGTTGACTTGTTTGGTATAGATAATATACCAAAAATAGGAAAACGAAGAGGTATTAAAGCAGCCGAAGTTAATTATCAACAAATGAATATTGATAATCCATTACGTGACATGCAAGATTACTACATACAAAATATTATCATAAATAATTTATCCATATTCAGAGCATATGTTAATGGTTATTATTGGCTAAAACATCCATATTATAATATTGAAAGTAGAAATTTGGGCTATTATAGTATATCACAAACTGATTTGGCTAATTATTTTAAGAGTTTATTAATAGATTATCTTCAAAATAAAAGGTACAAATCACAAATTGAAAAAGACATTTTACAATATATTGATGTTAAAAAATCATCTGAAGATAAAATACATGATTTCATCATCAAAATAGGAACAGATGTTGTCACTTCAACAAATTGTATCGTTGAATTATATATTCTAAACAAAATACAAAAAATACCAATTATTGTATATGACGATGATAATAATATTATATACGTTTTTAATGACGGATTAAAACAAAACATTAGAAATAATTTATATATGTCAAAAACAGAACTCGATAATTTATTAAAAGATAAGAAAAATATAAAATTAAGATTTAATTTTATAACTAATTCAGTTATTCCTGATGAAATTGAAACAATTTATGATAAAAATAGTCAAATTTAATTTTCCATATTAATTAAATTTTAAAAATAAAAATA